CCCTGGCGCCGGAGGCGAAAGCCACCGGAGTTGGACCGCAAGGTCCGATTGGACCGAAGTCTTGGGACGGACGTGGAAGTACCCGGCACGGTCCGCAGGGCAGAACCACACAAAGTGGTCCTGCACACTGCGCCACCGACGCACGAGTGCTCCACGCACCGCCCGAGACTTCACAGTGTGGTAACCACCCGCGGAGGAGTGTCGTCCGTAGTACCGAAGTACTGCGGCAGCTACTCCGCGGGGGGAGATCGGGCGGAGCGGCCGGCCACCTCGTTTCCGAGGTTCCGGCCCGATCGAGCGGGTCCGCATGGACGCGATACTGTCAATCACGCGGCTGAGTTCTGACACAGAACCCAGCCGAACAGCATCGCCCTTCCACGGGACCTTGCCCGGCCGGCAACGAAGGGAGAACATCCCCAAGTTGCGCTCCAGGGTGGTTTCTCCAAACTTCCGGTAGGAAGAGGGAGAGACAGTCCTGTGCCAGGTGGTGTCGGGGCCCAAAGGCTCGAGACCACCTTCGTACAGGAGGTGCCCCAACCCTCGGGAAACCGAGGGAGGGAACCACCCAACCCGATCGGGGCGACCGTGGCGGGCCGGCAGCGAGAATCCACCCAGGAGTCGTGGGAGCCCGAGGATGAACCCGCGTGAGCGGGCCCACCTCCAGGCGTCCGGGGTCACGACGCGTAACACGCGCCGCACCCTCCTCCACCCATCCTGGGATCCTCTCGCAGCCGACTCGCAAGCAGGACCCAGAGCGACCCACCAGGGCACGAGCTGGTCGTTCACCTTCCGTGGACGCACCAGCCCGCGCAGGGGGATGCCAGGGGAGTGTTTAACCCCTCTGACAATCCTCCTCACCGACGCGGGAACCCGCGCCGGGCCTGGGAGTCGCCGCACCGTCACCCACCGGTGACCCGGCTTGAACAGTGTGTACTCTTTCCTTTCGGGAAAAGGCCACACCTTCAGGGCGCGCGCCGCGTAAGAGGAGGGAGCACTGGTCGAAACCGGAGCAACATCCACTGAGAACAAGTTCTCGGCGAAGTTGCCCCACCGGAGTGACCGGTAGTGCTTCCCCTTCGAAAACGACGCGCCAATCTCGAGGGCGATTTCATGGTAGCGATGAACCACAGAACGTGGCCACGCCGCCAGAAGGTCGTCCCCGAGAATCCGGGTTTGGGGGGTGCGGGCTGGGGACCCTCGGGGGGCAGATCTGATAGGGCCGCCTTGGCGCCAAGACTCCTCCGCCCACCATAGGTGGACAAGGGAGAGGAGGCACCAAGTCGTAGGCAACCCCATCAGAATGCCCCGGGAGGAGAGGACCTCTTCACCCCAGGGGTACTGGACGTACATCGGACCGGTCAATGACCGGAACAGTGTCCACCAATACTCGGGGATATAAGGGGAACCCTCTCGCAACCCCTCCACGATGGCCTGAACTAGGTCGTGAGGAAGGAGGTCTGACGCGGCGGTGAGGTCGGCGGAGAGGATTTCCCTCTCTCCGAACGCCCAACCGCCCGACATAGCCTCCCGAATCGCGGCCCGAAGGTCACCGCGGAGGGCTCCCGCTGACCGAGGGTCGCGCCGAAGGCCGGAGATGATCCACTTCCGGAGGTGATGGCCGAGAGAAACCGCGGGGTACGGTGATTCCGTAACCACGCGACACTTCGAGCCACGCTCCGGGAGCGGCAACGCCTTAGCACGGAAGGGCGCGGGAGGGAGAACCTCAAAGAGGAACTCCCGCTCCGCGGTCCAACCGGCGAGGCGAGACTTCTCCATCTCCGACCCAGGCGCACCTGCAAGCGACGTCCGGAAGGGGACGATACGGTGCTGCTGCTGCGCCCAGTTGGTAGGAACCAACTTGGCCCAGGCAGCTGCGTGCCCACCGCTGGCCCGAGTGGCATCAAGCGACCCTCCTTGGCCGATCTCCGAACTAGTCGGAGCCGGCGGCCGGAGGAACCGCCGTGCCCACGAGGCAGCGAATGCGCGCGCAGACAGCAACAGCACCTGGGGAGTATGATGGGTGGAGGTCAAAGCGACCCGGTGCTTCTTCAGGGCCTTCTCGCACACCCCTCGCGATCCCTCTGGCAGAGCGCGGGCCAGGTACGACACCTGGACTGCGTTGTCATTGGAATCAACGAGGGAGCGAAGAGGCCCCTGGAAGAACCTGCTGAGGCCGCCTCTCCTCCGGGTGAGCGGAACCTGCTCAACGACCCAAAGCCGAAGGGTTGCCCCCAAGGCTTTGAGTTCGGAGAGCATGAGGTCCCGCCCGGATCCAAAGGCGGTCCGCACCATCCATCGTGCGAAGCGGCAGAGAGCGTGAGCCGCGTCACGTCCGCGGTGGGTTGAAACATCGAGCCTCTCGAACCCCGCAGCCCCAATGGCTGCGAGAAGGGTTCGCCAGGCATCGGCGATCACCCGCCAGCAGGACCGCGCGCGCTTCCGCCGCTGAGCCACTCCCCGACGTCCATCTTCCGGAACGACGCCACGGTCGTCCCTACCACACTGTGAACCACCAGGACGCGGGCTCTTCCGAGCCCCGGCAGTTCGGTGCAGGCTGGGCCTCCCCCAAAGGGAGGATAACCCAGCAGCCCGGTCACCGACAGCCGCAGCGTCCTTCAACTTGAGACTACGTAGGCTCAAGAAGCGGTGTCGCTCAGCAATGGGTG